CTGGAATAAGTCCAGCGACAGCTGTACCGTTTAGCTCCAAAGCTATTTCAGTATTGGACACAATTATACGATCTTTCTGGCTGATGAATTGAGGACGTCCAGTTTGCATAGCAATTTGGGGTTGAGCAAATCCCTGAGGATGTACTAAACTCCGAGTAGATGGTACGCTTCTACTCTGTTTCTGACGCTTACTAGCGCTGGGCTTTCTTTGGGGCTTGGGTTGTTGTTTTCTTGAAGGCGCCATGTTTTCGTTTATGATAGCGACAGGCGACAGTGTTCTTACAATCTTCAAGCCTATGTATTTTGCGGGGATTCGACTTTTCTGCACGGTGCTCTGTTTGCTGCAAGGGCAGAGACGATGGTTTTAATTGACCGCTCGATTTTGGTGTGGTCAAGACTGGAGGTGTATCCGCCGTGGGCTGTGAAATGCTTGTGGCGATCACAGGCGGCAGTGAGGGATTGTCGGAGATGTGACTCGACACGTCCAACCCAGTCGTCTCTTGATTTGCACAAATCTCTGAAATTATCGGCACTGAGGGGCATTTTGTTGTCTCTGTTGAAACTGTAGGCACGGGGCCAAGAATATCATGGCCAACTGCAGCCTTGATCCGGTGTCTAATGGTAAAGCCGTTATCAATGATTCCCTCAGGGAGGGACTCAATATCAGTAGCGGCTCTAATGACACCTTCGATCTGGTCTATTTCATCTGCAGTGAGGTTCAACAATAAGCTCATCAGATTCCGTAACAAATCCACGTTATCCTGTGGGTACGGGCCTGCACGAACACGAAAATCTTCTTCGTTCGTTGAGTGGTGCCACTCGAATCCTTCCTTTTGTAACAGCTCCATGACCTTGGCACACCACACTCCTATTATGGGGGTGTTCTTATCAGTGACATGGTACCCAAATGCTCTGTTAAACAGGGCTTGTTTAGGAGGTACCGTGTCAGGTGACATAGTCAAGTGAAGCTTTGCCAACGTCCTTTCTGGATCCTGTACGGAATCCAAATGCGTTGCCGGACTTGCATAAATGCGTCCTAGGAAGGGGACCGGGCTACCTTGTTGTGGGTACAATACCACAGATTTCAACTCGTGCCCGAGTTTCGAAGCGACCAGCTCAAGCATTTCTGCTAGGCCTGGCAAATTAGCTCGTATACGGTCATCAGATGCGCCTAGCACCCATTGGTTGACCAATTGCCATGCCA